GTTTCTCATCAAGTAAGCATTGCTGCCTACTTCCCCACACGTCTTTCCGTAGTGTCAGCCCCGTTCGGGGCGAATCTCATCCTGAGATTTGTTTACCAAGCGTGGTAACGCCTGACAAACGTGTAGATGCTGTGCTTCTCGACACAACTAGAGCCGGGAACTATACCCGGTATTCTAGGTGCATTGCATTCCCACCAGTTCGATGGGTTCGCATACAGGTCGTAAAGACCTGTGAGTGCCGCAATCTCCGGGTCGGTTTCCACCGACTTCGGGATTTCGCGGAACGTCGAGAATCGACATCCCTCCCATCCCCGGCGCCTTTCGGCCCGGAGTTGGATCCTAGTCCATGACCCAAGGAGGTGTCCATCACCATAGCCCGGCGGTCCGTACAACTGGAGGTCCTTCGGAATGAAGGATTTCGCTATCTCACAGAGGTTTTTATAACCTCTGGAGTAGCACCAGTTGTGGAACACGGTGAGCCACTGAGGCGATAGACGATCTTTCTTAAAGATCGGTCGCACAGGTTCGCCGTCTAGCCAGTCAGCACCGCATGATTCTCGAAATGGTCCTGTCCAGAACGACTTCTCCCTATTAAGGTTAAAGCCGCACCAGGTAAGGGTAGCCATCAAGAGATCAACGGCTTCCACAGGAACGATGATATCGTCCCCGTAGACGCTAACCAGATCCTGATCTGCACCGCTGAGCTCAGTACACGCTATCGCTAAAGACCAAAATACGATGGTCTCAAGTTCAAACGTATAACCGTTGCCCATTGAACTAAATTTCTCTAGTTCATATTCACGGCCGCCATAATTCATATGGCCGGTACGAGAAGAAGCGAGTAGGTCTACCCACTCTTCAGGTAAGAGATCAAACACGACTGAGAACGCCAGCGTATCGCTGGCCGAGGATAAATCGATCGTCGCGAGACGACCGGTTACCGAGGCAGCTCTCGCGAGCTCCTGGTTCCTCGTTTGGTCCTTTAAGTCTTGTTTAGCACGGACACGAAGCCTCTCTTTGAGGTGCTCACCAATCGCCAACTGCACGAACCCATTCAATAAGGGTTCGACGCAGATCGGACGGTGAGTCTTCGCGTTTTTTGCGACGAAGATCAACTTTGCCGTGTCGACTACTATACTGGCACCAGATATAGACTCTCTCGAGTCTACGTCGCTCCGGAATCCTGCATGATGCAGAACCCAGGGCGGCACCTCTGCCAGTACCTGATCAACGACGGGTAGCATCTCTTCACTACACACTAAAGGTGCGGCAAGCTTGTTCTCGAAACAAGCATGCTGCCGCTTTACACTAGTGGAAGCCCCAGGGCCGAATCGGAACCTGAGACTGTCAAGAGCAGGGACTTTCCCCAAAAGCCACTTAATTTTACGCCTCGCCCGCGAGATCGCGAGCGTGACGCCCCCTAGGGGGCAAGTGGTTCCAAAGTACTCGTTTACTCTCCCGCACTGCAGCTCGGCCGCTATTGCGGCCTCCACAGCTGCCTTCAGAGGATTGAATCCAAGTTCCAGATCGGCGTTCTTTGAGAACATCGCCTGGATTAGGGTGGCTGCTCGGTAATCCGTTATGTCTATGTCTTTCGGCACAGACGTCGTGACTACCTTCGCATACTCACCCGCATGGACCAGTGCGGACATATAGTCCGCATATACTCCTCCGCTTCGCAGCTCTGCAGCCACGAGGGTACAAAAGGCCTGATCGGCCTCTTTGGATAAGGGAAAGATCCATCTCTCCCAGCGTTTACTCTTTTTCATAAGGAAACAACCTCACAAATAAGTTACCTATCGGAATAACGGGACCAAGGACAGTTAGTCCTTAGTACGCGTCTTCTCCGTATACCATGAACCGAGTCATCGGTCCAGTGCCGTTCTTAACGGCATCGGCGGCAGATGCACCATTTAAGGTGCCGGTCGCAGTCGTTGAACTCGCCCCAGCCAAAAGGCCGAGGGTCATTTTCAACGCATTGGCCATATCCGCCGTCGTCGCTCGTGCAGGTTGCACGGTCGACACGGTATAGGGGACTTTGTAAGCGACTTTCTGAGCCGCAACATAGCCAGCCGACGTACCCGCAGTCCCGAG